CATAATTGAAGTCAATTCAGCTTCAGCATCTAGAGATTGGTAAGCATTTAAATCTTGAGCAAACTCAGGAGTCCAAACAGCTTTCAATTTTCTAGTTTTAGCAACGATTGCTTCAGATTTCAACTTAACGTTGATTTCAGGAATAGAAATCGGAGAGTTGTTACCGTTTAATACGTCGTTTCTATCTTCAAAATCACCTCTTTCGTTATCCAAAGGTTGTAATTGATAAGTAATCAACATATCAGCAGCAGCAGCAGCAGCCCAGTTTCCAGCAGGTAGTGCGAAAGTTACGTTGTTAGAAGCATCTACGCTAGTAAATGTTTGCAAAATACCTTCGTTAGTACCTAAAGATGAAGATACGATAAACGCACGGACACCTTTGAAATCAGCGTTTGGCAATGCAGCAGCAGCAACAGTTACGGCATCATAAGTAGTACCATCAATAGCTGAAGCAGAAAATGCTGAATCATAGTTAAACGTAGCCCAAGTAGTTGAAGCTGAAGTAGCTGTACCGGCTTGAGAAGCTGTGTTATTGATAGAATATCCAAATCTACCAGCACCATAAAGACCTTCTGATGGAGCATCTCCTTCAGTTAGACCATACATTGAACCTGAACCATAAACATCTCCACCAGCAGTGAAAGGTGTTTTTTCAGTTCCATATTGGAAATCAAGGAAGAAAACTAGACCAGAAGGTAAGTTCATAGGTTGAACTGATACAAATTCTTGAGCAGCGATTTGTCCAAATACTTTACGTACCATTGGAAGAGCTACTCCAGCCCATTGTTCTCCAGTTCCAGCGGTAAAAGTACCACCAGCTACCCCTCCACCCGAAAGTGAAGCTTCAGTTACTAATTGTTTTGCTTGGTTTTCAAGAATAAGACTCATGTTGTTTTTGTTGATCTCAGTATCAAGACCTTCTAACAAACCTGTTCTATTCCACTTACCAGCAAGCCTTGCGGCGTCTGACTGCATGTTCTTCCAAGAACCAGCAGCCGATTCTAATAATGTGTTTAATTGTGACATTGTTTTTGTTTTTTTGTTTAAAATTTAAAATTAATTATTTAATTCCAGCTAATTTTTGCCATCTAGAAACCTGGGTATCAACTTCCATAATAGGTTGCTTTCTAGCTACTCCAGCTGGTTTTGAAGCTCTCCCTAGATTTTCTTTAACTACTGATTTCGTAGCAGTTGCTAAGTTCTCAGAAATTGTTTCGAATACTAGTTTTGCTTCTTTAACTGTTTGAGCTTTGTCAAATGCACTAAGTACTTTTGATTTTTGGCTTTCAGTTAAGTTTTTAGAACGGAAGAGTTTGTTAACATAAAGAAGTTTAGAATTCAATAAATTGATTTCGTTTAATTCTTTTTTCAAAGTTTCAACTTGATCCTTCATTTCTTTCATTTCCATGTCTTCTTTCTCATCCTTCATTCCGTCTTTGTAGCCTTCTTCTTCAGCGTCCGTACGTGCATCTTCTGCCATTACTTCTTCATCATCTTCAATTTCTACATCAACATCTACTTCTTCGTTATCATCTTCTACTTCTTCACCAGCTTCTAATTCACCGGCGCTAACCATATCAGCGATTACGTCTTCGATAAAAGATTTAAGGTCGTCTTCTGACATATCTTCAAGATCAATTTCTTCATCTTCGTCTTTGTCTTCTTCGTCCTCTTTCTCATCTTCCATGCCGTCTTCGTAGCCTTCTTCTTCAGCATCAGTACGTTCGTCCTCTTTCAAGTCCTCTTTTTCGTCCTTCATACCGTCCTTGTAGCCTTCTTCTTCAGCATCTGTACGAGCATTTTCATCTAACTCTTTTTCGATTTCGGCTAAGATTTCATCTAAGTCCATTTCTTCATCCATACCTTCTTTGTCACCTTCTTCCATGCTACGCATGTATTCAGTTTCACGTTCTGGTTCGTCGTCGCCTTTAAGACCTCGACGCATTACAGGATTTGAAAGTTCTTCAACTTCTTCTTTTCCGTAACCCTCTTCTACTTCGGTTTCAGCACCTTCATCCATATCTTCCATCTCCATTAGCTTATCAGCTAACATTGATCTTAGTTGTGGGTTGAATGCTTCTTCCAGAGCAGCTTTTGCATTTGCTATTGCCATTTCTTTTACAGCTTTAGCGTCAGCGATTGCTTCTTTTAGCATTTCTCTGTTTTTCATTACCTCAAAATTTTTTGTTTGTGGAGTACGATTATTAGGAATCGTAATTTAGATTAATTTAAGTGAATACCATATGAGATGGTATATTGTTCACGTATAATAATACATATATGAAAATATCTAAAAGTCGCAATAGAAAAGAAAAGCCCGCTTTCGCGGGCTTAGGTCTTAGGATACTATCCTAAGGGGGGGAGGGTTATATAATTGGACACTGCCCGTTAGAGCAAAGTATTTCTGATATAATAGAATTTACTTTAGTGTATTTATTTTGTGATGAAAAATCTAAACCTTCTTTAATTAAATGCATATATGAATCTGGGTTTGATGGTGTTGAAACAAAATCCCAACATAACAATTCAAAATCATCTTGAACTTCTAGTATTCCATCTCTATCTTCTAATGAACCCATACCTCGTGATGAAACACCAACGGTAATACCACTTTCAACTAATGCTTTTAGAATATTTCCACATGGGGTTGGTAGTATTTCTATCTTACCCATTACATGGTCTCCATCCCACCACATATCAGATATATTATGAGAAACATTTTGCAAGTTAATAACGGAAGACTCTGGGTGGTCTAATTCACCCATTGCTCTATGTTCTTTAACTAATTCTTGATATTTAGTAATTTCTCTGTCCCATAAATCTCTAGAATAGTAACGCCCGTTACCATTTTTTATTTCAGCTGTTGCTAAAATACCTTCAACTATAGGGAGACCACGATCAGAAACTTTACCTTCTGAAAGTACGAAACCTTTAGGTTTGAAGAGTTGAGTTTCTACTAGTAACATATTATTAAAAGTTTGAGTTTGGAATTGATTGACCTACTGTTTTAGGATCAGCATCCATACTTGTACCATTCTGACGGTCAAATGATGCACTATCCATTTCATCTACCATTTCTTTTTTAGTATATGACTTCCCACACATCTTCTCATACATTTTTTCCATCGTTGCTCTTTTCTTTTCTAAAAGCTTGATTTCTTTTTGCATTTCTTTCATTTTCTTCTTATCTACTAATTCAGATAAATTTTCATCTTCTGATACCATAGATAATCTTTCATTTTTAGCTTCAATAGCTTCATCAACACTATCCATTTGGGCTTCCATAGTAACAATTTTACCTGCTTTTTCTATTTCTGCTAGTTTTGAATCTAATGTTGGCTTTTTAGCTTTTCTAGCTTTTTTAGGAGCTTTGTCTTCTTCGTTTTCGTTTATAAGATCTAGTAATGAAATCATTTTATTTTCTTTTAATTCTAAATATCCGGTTCCTACTTCTCCCTTAGGAAAATCTTTTTTTGTAGGTTCACCATACCCGCTGTTTGCGTTTTGTTTTATTTCTTTAGGTACTAATGCTACTGCATCTTCAGTATACCCTGCTTCAACCCCAAACATACCATTTTTAGTATAATAGATTGGGTCTTTAGCTAAATTTTTTCTTACAATATCTTTAATATCTTCCAAATCTTTTTCAGGTGCTTGTTTAGCTTCAAAATATACACCATTCTGGAATTGGTCAAAAATTAAATTATCTTGAACATCTTTATCTTCAGTATTATAAGCATGAGATGCATCTTCTTCTACCTCTTTAGATACTTTTTTTTCAACTGCTTTTGCTTCTTCAGCTATAAATGATGCAAATGAAGTTTCAAAGCCTTGTTTTGGAGTTGGTTCCATTTTATTGATAGGTTTTAAATCTACATAATGTTCTGAAATTACGCCTTTACTTTTTAAAGCAGTAGATGCCTCTTCGAAGTTAGCAACGTGCCTAATTTCACTAGGAAACATTGATTTTGCTTCTTTTAAAAAGACATCTTTATGTCCTTTTCCTTCTTTAATAAGGTTATACTGTGTTTGTAAT